GGCAACAATTGGGCAGACACACACTAGAAAGGAGAACTAAAATGAATGACATGAAAAAACTGGAACCCTCAAAGGCTGACCGTAAGAAGTTTGATATTGACTTGGAGTATGGTCAGGTTCGTGAGAAGATGGTAGCAGATATGCTTCAAGATAAAAAGATTGAAGTAAAATCTGAGCGTGATGTCTGGCAGAAGACAGGCAACATTGCGATTGAGTACCAGAGTTATGGTAAACCTTCAGGCATTGATGCTACCGAATCAGACTACTGGTTTCACAACCTATGTATAGGTGACGAAACATTCTGTACTCTTGTCTTTGAGACAGAAAGTCTGAAGCGTATCATAGACAACTTGGATTACAAGCGGTCTGTAAATGGTGGAGATAACTATGCATCTAAGATGTACCTTCTTAACTTGCAGAAATTATTTTCATCAGATGTAATAAAAGCATTTAGACAGAAAAAAGATGTTGACACCACTGAATAGGTGTGGCAGAATACACAAATCGTAAGGGGCTTTGACCCCATAGCAACAACAGAAAAGGAGTATTTAAAATGGCTGTAATTTCAGGAAAAGCATTCTGGGCATCAATCTCTTCACCTAACGAAACCTTTGAGCCAGTGTGGTCACTTGACGTAGCACTTGATGAGACTAACAAAGCAAAGGTTCAAGGTCTTGGTTTGCCAATCAAGAACAAGGCTGATGAGCGTGGTGACTTTGTAACTATCAAGCGTAAAGTATTCCGCAAGGATGGTTCAAAGAATGACCAACCAGCATTGAAAGATGCACAGAAGAATCCTATGGGTAATACACTTGTAGGTAATGGCTCAGATGTTAATGTTCTGTTCAAGACATTTGAGTGGGAGTATGCAGGTAAGTCAGGTGTTAGTGCTGACCTACAGGCTGTACAGGTGGTGAACCTAATTCCATATGGTGATGGCGAAGACTTTGATGTTGTCCCTAATGGATACAGTTCATCAGGAGATGCCTTTGCTGATGACGAGATTGAGTTCTCTAGCGTAGCAACAGGCTAAGTAGCCTACAAGGGTGCGGTACATTGAGATATGACCGTGGGTTGGATAGCGTAGGGTGGGTACTCCAACATACTACTAACAAGAAAGGAGATTGATATGGAAGACGATATGGTTAATAGTCCACCTCATTACAATCAATCAGGTGTAGAATGTATTGATGCCATTGAAGCAGCGACAGGTGAATACTTTGAGTACTACCTACAAGGTAACATCATTAAGTATCTCTGGCGTTATCGTTACAAGAATGGTGTTGAGGATTTAGAAAAAGCTAAGTGGTACTTAGATAAATTAATTGAACACACATACCACCCATAGAAAGGATTAACAATGGCTAAGATAGACACACTCATAGAGGACATATACAAGACACTGGAAGACGGTGCAGATATGTACAACATGAAGAACAAAGCAAGCCTAGAAAAGTTTAGTAAATCCTTATATGGTTCCATAGCAAGGCAGATGTCAGAGGGTAAGCGACAGCGTGGTTCTAATCTACGTATGTCTCAGATAGGCAAGCCTGATAGACAGCTATGGTATGAACTTAAAAGCAATGCAGAGCCGCGCCCAATTGATGGGCAGACTAAACTAAAGTTTATGTTTGGAGATATCCTTGAGGCTTTGCTTATCCTTCTTATCGAAGTGTCTGGTCACAAGGTGACAGATGAACAAGGTGAGGTGGAGATTAATGGTGTTAAAGGTCATAAGGATTGCCGTATTGACGGTGTCCTTACTGATATTAAATCAGCATCACCTTATGCTTTTAAGAAGTTTAAGGAAGGTACTCTGCATTCAGATGACCCCTTTGGATACATTGCACAAATCTCTGGATATGCTGAAGCATCTGGTGATGACAAGGCTGCATTCTTTGCAGTGGATAAATCATCAGGTGAACTAGCATTGATGGACATTGAATCAGTACACATGATTAGTGCATCAGGACGTATCAATAAAGTTAAGGAAGTCTTAACTAAAGATACACCACCTGACCGTTGTTATGCAGATGAGCCTGATGGTAAGTCAGGTAATCGTAAGCTGGCAATTGGTTGTGTCTTCTGTCCTTTCAAAGAAGAGTGTTGGAAGGATGCCAATGGTGGAGTGGGTATTCGTTCATTCAAATATGCAAATGGAATTAAGCAACTGACAACTGTTGCAAAAGTTCCTGATGTACCAGAGGTAACTAATGGCCTATAAAAGAAAAGGTAAGAAGAACAAGTACGAACATAACTATCGTTCAAACTCAGAATATAATACATCACTTGTTCTTCTTAAAAATAACATTGAGTTTCAGTATGAAGCGGATAGCATCCCCTATGAGTGGAGAGAGGATAAGAAATATATTCCTGACTTCATTCTTCCCAATGGTGTTATCTTAGAAGTTAAAGGACGCTTCATGCTAGAGGACAGGAAGAAACATCTGTTCATTCGTGACCAACATCCAGAAGTAGATATTCGTTTTGTCTTTGACAACCCTGCCAGAAAACTATATAAGGGTGGCAAGATGACATACGGTGATTGGTGTGAGAAATATAATTTCCTTTACTGCAAAGGCGGTGAAGGCATACCAAAGGAGTGGTTTAGAGCAAATGTTAAAAGAAGAAATACAACCGATTGATATCGAACTCAATGTACCCAAGACACCTGAGAAGGCTTTGTTCTTAACAGTAATACTACAAGCATTACTTGACGCAACAAAGCCTTCTTATAGTGGTGAACCTGATACAGCCGTGCTTGAAAGAGACAGGGCAATCGCTTGGTTCTTTGCTTCAGTGGGTGTGACAGCAGAAGATTTTAAAACAGTGTGCGACTACGCAGGTGTAGAGCCTGAGTATATGCGTGACTTTGCCTTCAAGGTATTGAAGTCAGGTGAGGTTGAGTATGTTCGCAAAAGAATTAATGCAGTTTTAGGGCATTAGAATATTGTACTTGTAGCCCATTTGTGCTACACTTATTCTCTTGTTCGCTTGAAAATGAAAGGGCTAATTATGAACAATTTTTTACCTACAGATTACCAGAATTTTATTGCCTTGTCCCGCTATGCACGTTGGAAAGAAGATGAGCAACGGCGTGAGACTTGGACAGAAACAGTTGGCAGATACTTTGATTATATGTCTGACCATCTGAAGAAAAAGCATAGCTATTCTCTTGACGAGGGGCTGCGTAAGCAGCTTGAGGAAGCTGTGCTTTCCCTAAACATCATGCCTTCTATGAGGGCATTGATGACCAGTGGACCAGCCCTTGACCGTTGCCATGTAGGTGGATACAACTGTTCTTATGTACCAGTTGATAACCCACGTGCATTCGATGAGACAATGTATATCCTTATGTGTGGAACAGGTGTAGGCTTTAGTGTAGAGCGTCATCACATTGAGAAGCTGCCTGTTGTTAATGAAGACTTTCACGACACAGACACAGTAATCAAGGTAGGAGATAGCCGCCCCGGATGGGCTAAGTCACTGAAGGAATTACTTGCTATGCTGTACACTGGACAGATTCCTAAATTCGATGTCAGCGAAGTACGCCCCGCAGGTGCAAGGCTCAAGACCTTTGGTGGTAGAGCCTCTGGACCACAACCACTTGTTGAATTATTTCAGTTCTGTATTGAGAAGTTCAAGGGTGCTGCAGGACGTAGGCTCTACCCAATCGAATGCCATGATATCATGTGCAAGATTGGTGAGGTTGTGGTAGTAGGTGGTGTACGGCGTTCAGCCCTCATCAGCCTGTCTAATCTTAACGATGACCAGATGGCTCATGCTAAGTCAGGCCAGTGGTGGGAGAATGAAGGGCAACGTGCCTTGGCTAATAACTCTGTAGCCTACAAGCAGAAGCCTGAGATGGGTACATTCATGCGTGAGTGGCTGTCCTTGTATGACAGCAAGTCAGGTGAGCGTGGTATCTTTAACCGTGAGGCTGCTAAGAAACAAGCAGCTAAGAATGGACGAAGAGATGCTGACCATGACTTTGGTTGCAACCCTTGTAGTGAAATCATCCTACGCCCATACCAGTTCTGTAATCTATCAGAGGTGGTAGTGCGTGAGAATGATACAATGGAAACACTGAAGGAGAAGGTACGTCTTGCCACAATCCTTGGTACTTTCCAATCTACACTGACCAACTTTAAATACATTCGTAATATCTGGAAGAAGAACACTGAGGAAGAACGCTTGCTTGGTGTGTCATTGACAGGCATTATGGATAACAGTCTTACATCTACAACAGGGAATAAGCTGGAAGTACTCTTAGAGATTCTAAGAGATGCCTCAGTAATAGCTAATGAGACTATGGCTAAACGACTAAACATTCCACAGTCTGTAGCTGTTACTTGTGTGAAACCTAGTGGTACTGTGTCTCAGCTTACTGATGCAGCCAGCGGTATTCATGCACGACATAACCCCTACTACATTCGTACTGTTCGTGGTGATAACAAAGACCCACTGACACAGTTCCTTATGTCTCAGGGCATCCCTGCAGAACCTGACGTAATGAAGCCTGATAGTACAACAGTGTTCAGCTTCCCAATGAAGTCACCTGCCAATGCAATTACACGTACAGGTATGACAGCTATTGAGCAGCTAGAGTTGTGGCTTACATACCAACGACACTGGTGTGAACATAAGCCTAGCGTAACAATTTCAGTGAAAGAATCTGAGTGGATGGAAGTAGGTGCTTGGGTATACGAACATTTCGATGAGGTGAGTGGCATCAGCTTCCTACCATTTAGCGAACATACATACCAGCAAGCACCTTATCAGGACATTGATGCTAACACCTACAAAGAGTGGGTTAAGAAGATGCCTAAGAATGTTGACTGGAATAAGCTACAAGACTTTGAGAAAGAAGACACAACATCAGGCGGTAGAGAGTTAGCTTGTACCGCAGGGGTGTGTGAGATTGTAGACATAGCAGCAGCATAAAAAAAAAACACTTGACTTCTCCTGATAATTGATTTAGAATATAGTCTGAATTAATTATCAGGAGTTTTTTATGTTCACAGCAAAGCGACCAGTAATCTATATTGGCTTTGACCAGAGAGAGGAAGAGGCATATGAAGTATTACGTCAATCAATTATTAAGTACAACACAAAATATGACATCATTCCTCTTGTACAATCAGGCTTACGTAGAGCAGGTTTGTATCGCCGCAGTGCTAGGATTGATGTCCAGCATGACAAGCGGGTAAAGATAGACGAGTTCGATGGAAGACCTTTCAGTACTGACTTTACTTTTACACGCTTTCTCATACCTGCCCTTAATCAGTATGATGGCTGGGCTTTATTTATGGATTCGGATATGTTCTTGCGTACCGATATCGAAGAGTTCTTTGAAGAGTACACACGTAATGAACAGTATGCAATCCAATGTGTCAAACATAACTACAACCCAACAGCACAGGTGAAGATGGATGGACAGGTACAACAAAAATACAATCGTAAGAACTGGTCTAGTTTTGTCCTTTGGAATTGTTCACATCCTGCTAACCTTAATCTAACAGTGGATGATGTGAATGTAAAAACTGGTGGATGGCTTCATGGCTTTGAGTGGCTGAAGGACGAAGACATTGGTGGAGTAAACGAAGAATGGAACTGGTTGGATGGTTGGTCATCTGATATTATTAAACCTAAGAACGTACACTTTACAACAGGTGGTCCTTGGTTTAGTGATTGGGAACCAAAGAGAGTTTCAGATGCCAGCTATGCTGGTGAGTGGCAAGCATTACACAGTACCATTTATATGGACAAAATTTTAAGAGAGGTTTTTTAATGTATACATTTGTAACATCATTCAGTGAGGAGGGTTATCACAGTTATGCGAAGCATATGCTTGAAAGTATTAAAGAGAAGTGGAACCCAAAACATTTTAAACTCATTGCATATTATCACGATTTCGTTCTTGAGGATTTATCTCCCCCTACTTGCGATACTATTAGCTATCGGAATCTAAATGATGTGACAGAGATGGTTGAGTACCGTGAGCGTATGAAGCTTCACGATGGTACTGAAGGTGGTAAGATGCCGTACAACTGGCGACTTGATGCAATCAAGTGGTGTCATAAAGTATATGCAATGACTGACCTTGCCTTTGAGATGATGGATGAAGACAAAGAAAATAACTGGATGATTTGGTTAGATGCAGATACCGTTGCAACCAAACGACTTGATGTTGGACAATTAAAAAGCTGGTTGCCGGATGCAGCAGACTTAGTACACTTAGGAAGAACAGATGCAGACTATAGCGAAACAAGTTTCATGGGCTTTAACTTGGGCGTTCATAATACTTGTAGCCTCCTTGCTGACCTTAGAGGTGCTTACACTATTGGGGAGGTAGTTGCTTATCGTGAATGGCATGATGGATTTATCTTTGAACGACTACTTAATATCTACAAAGCACATGGTATGGAAGTACATAACCTTTCACCTAATGTTAAAGGTCTTGCTGCCTTTGCTCAGTCTCCTTTGTCTGAATACTTTGACCACTTCAAAGGACAACGTAAGAAAGAACTAAGCAAGACTAAGGTAGCACCTGATGTAACAGGACCAAAGCGTTACAAGCAGTTGGCTAAGATTGTACAGCATTACAAACCTAGTACTATTGTTGAAACAGGTACTTGGAATGGTGGACGAGCAATTGAAATGGCACTGGCTGCGTTTGAACATACAGATGAGGTACATTACATTGGCTTTGATTTGTTTGAAGAAGCGACAGAAGAACTAGATAAGTATGAGATGAACTCTAAACCTCATAACATGATGGAAGCAGTTAAGTTTAGACTGTCTGAGTTTGCACAGGTTATGAATAAGACAGGTAAAACATTTAGCTTTGAGTTATACAAGGGCGATACAAAAGAAACACTACCTATTTGTTCATCTGTTAATGAAGCAGACTTTGCTTACATTGATGGTGGGCATTCATACGAAACAGTTAAGTCAGACTTTGATAACCTAAAGCATATCCCTGTTCTTGTCTTTGATGATTACTTTACAGAAGACAGTAATGGAAACCTACCACATGAAGATAACCTTGGTGTTAATAAACTCATTAAAGAAATTTCTGCCTTTGGTAAAGTAATTCTTCCATCTATTGATGGTGTCAAAGGTGGCGGTGTTACTCACCTAGCCTTTGTTGCTATGAAGAAAGGACTATCTGCTTTACCAGAAGAACTAACACGTATGCCCATCTTGGTTAAGCCTAAAGATTCAAGACCCAAAGAAGAGATTATTAATAATATTAAAACAAATAAAAAACTCATTAAAGATTTTAACTTTATTAAAAGTAGTAAGGTTAATAATGAGACAGCAA